CGGTGGCAACCTTTACGGTCAATGCACAGGGCCAACTTACCTTGGCAGGCAACACCACGATTACGCCAGCGGTAGGCTCTATCACTGGTCTAGGTACTGGGGTTGCAACTGCTTTAGCTATTGCGGTAGGCACCGCAGGATCTGTATTGGTCAATGGCGGCGCTTTGGGAACGCCAAGCAGCGGCACGGTCACCAACCTGACGGGCACGGCTTCAATCAACATCAATGGCACGGTCGGCGCTACTACGGCCAGCACAGGCGCATTTACCACTGTAAGCGCCACTGGTGTTATTACCTCAACCCTAGCAACTGGAACCGCGCCGTTTACGGTGGCCTCCACTACGCAGGTAGCCAACCTGAATGCGGCAACTGCTGGTACTGCAACAAACGCCACCAACGTGAACCTTGCGGCAGGCACTGGGGCGACAAATTACATCCCTTTTTCGGCCACCGCAACGGGCAATCAGCCACTGACTACAAACACTTTATTGACCTACAATTACACCAATAATGCCTTGACCGCAGGCGTTACTGGTGGCACTTTCTGAGGAAGAAAAAATGGCTGCAACTGGTTACACCCCCATATCGCTGTACTACAGCACCACGGCTGCTACTGCTCCGCTTGCTGGCAATTTGGTCGCAGGCGAACTTGCCTTAAACACCCTAGACGAGAAGCTGTACTTCAAAAACAGTTCAGGCGTTGTAAAGCTGCTGGCATCCAATACTTCATCTTCCGCAACCGTCTCATCGGTGGCCCAGTCGTTCACTGGCGGCATTATTTCTGTTGGCGGCTCTCCAATTACTACAAGCGGCACCTTGGCCCTGACTGTGGCCGGAACAAGCGGAGGCATCCCATACTTCTCCAGCGGAACTACTTGGGCCACCTCTGCTGCATTGGCGGCTAGTGCAATCGTCTTGGGCGGTGGGGCGGGAACCGCTCCTGCAACGACCACTACAGGCACTGGCGTTGTCACGGCCCTTGGCAACAACACAAACACAGCAAGCGGTTTTCCAACTGGCAGCGGGACTGCAACATTGACCAACAAACGCATTGATCCACGGACTTCTAGCTCCGCATCAACGGCCACACTGACGCCTGACATATCGTCCTTTGACCAGTACAACCTGACCGCTCAGGCGGTAGGATTGACGGTAGCAGCGCCCACAGGAACCCCTGTAGACGGCAACAGGCTGACAATCCGCATTTTGGACAACGGCACGGCCCAGACCATCTCTTGGAACGCTACCTATACCGTTATCGGCGTAACGCTACCCACTACCACTACCGCGAATAAAATGGTTTACGTTGGCTGCATCTACAACAGCACAAACACTCGCTGGGATGTGGTCGCTGTAGCAACTCAGGCATAAGGAGCATGACATGAAAATCGACTTTGAATTTGAAACCCCCCACGGCAAGTTTGCTGATGCACTGCATTTGCCGGATGACCACACGCTTACTGATGCGGAAATCCAAGCGATGAAGCAGCAACGTGTGGACAATTGGATTGCTGTAGTAACTGCACCTCCTGCTCCACAGGGGTAAAGCATGGCTGCACGTTTTTGGGTTGGTGGTACAGGTACTTGGGACGCGACCACCACAGCTAACTGGTCTGCCACATCTGGTGGCGCTAGTGGGGCGTCTGTTCCCGGCGCTGCTGACGATGTAACAATTGATAGTAATTTTACGGTAACTACAAACTACAACGTATCTGTAATTTCGGTCACGATTAACGCTGCCACTGCAACATTGAGTCTTGGCGGTACGTTGACTTGTTCTGGTGCTATCACGTTAACCCAAGGAACCTTCACCACCAACAACTACGCTGTCACTGCGACATCCCTGTCGTCCAGCAACAGCAATACCCGCACGATTAATTTGGGTAGCAGTACGGTTACTTTGAGTGGTGGAAACCCAGTTACATTTTCCACAAATACAAACCTTACGTTTAACGCTGGAACTTCAACAATCACAATGTCTGCTACAGACATTACTGTTAGAGGCGGGGCGCAGTCGGGCGTAGGCGTAACTTTTTACAACCTGTCATTTACCGCCACTTCCGGAACTCTCCACCAGTTGACAGGAAGAAATACGATAAATAATTTGGCGGTTGCAGCACCAGCGGTGGCGGGTTTTCGGCAATTTAACTTTGATGACGGACAAACAATCAACGGCACACTGTCAACCACAGGCACGGCAGGTAACAGACGAGTATGGTTTAAAGGCATCACATACGGCCTTGCCCAAACCCTCACTATCAACAGCGCACCAAGCCTGACTGATGCAGACTTCCGCGACATCTATGTCATTGGCACTTCTGCACCTATCTCTGGCACACGCATCGGTAACTTGGCTGGCTGCTCTGGCATTACTTTTGATGCAGCCAAGACGGTGTATTGGAATCTTGCAGGGGCGCAGAACTGGTCTGCAACAGGCTGGGCAACCACATCAACGGGTACGCCATCAACAGACAATTTTCCACTAGCGCAAGACACCGCAACATTCACAAACGCAGGTTCGGTGACTGGCACGATCACGATGGACGCTGCCATCCCCTACACGGGCACGGTGGATATGTCTGGTCGTACAAGCGCAATGACGCTGGCAACAACCGCATTCACTATTTACGGTAATTGGACAAATGGCTCTGGCACAACGCTATCTGGCACAGCCGCGCTTACTTACTCAGGGCGCAACACGCAAACAATTACCAGTGCTGCAAAAACATTTACACAGGCGCTAACTGTTGATTCTTATGGCGGCACAGTTCAACTTGCTGATGCATTGAACATTAGCGCAACTACGTTGACCGTCACTAACGGCACGTTTGATACCAAGAACTACAACGTCACTGCTGGCGCTTTGTCATCCAGCAACAGTAACGTCAGGACGATTACGCTGGGGTCGAGTACGTTGACGTTAAGTGGAGCAAACCCAATTAGCTTTGGAACTGATACAAATTTAACGCTAAATTCGGGAACATCAACATTTACTCTTTCTGCTGCTTCTGCCATTTTAAATGGTGGCCCCAGTGGAAGAACTTTTTATAATGTAACTTTTACCGGAACAACAAATCCAAACATCAACCAAGGCGCTAACACTTTTAACAATCTCACAATTACTGCACCCGCTAGTGCTGGAGTTTGTATATTTTCGTTAAGTTCCAACCAAACCATCAACGGAACCCTCACCGTTGCTGGAGCCACAGCAGTACGCCGCATCTTTGTTCGCTCTGACACAATTGGCACCGCCCGCACACTGACTGTTGGCACTCTTTCCGCTACCGACTGCGACTTTCGCGACATTACGATGGCGGGCGCTGCGGCAGGATCATCGCCAACAAGGGCGGGGGACTGCGGGGGCAACACAAGCATCACGTTCCCTGCGGCTAAGACCGTGTACTGGAACCTTGCTGGCGCTCAGAACTGGAGCGCTACGGGTTGGTGTCCTGCTTCTGGTGGAACGCCTGACATCAATCAGTTTCCGTTAGCGCAAGACACTGCGGTGTTTGATAACACTGGAAGCGTGACGGGAACGATCACAATTGACGCCGCGTGGAACATCGGTACGTTTAACGCTTCTGCACGAACAAGTGCAATGACGTTGACAACTAGCACCAATACGCCATCTGTTTATGGTAATTGGTTGTTTGGAACAGGCGTTACATCCTCAAGTACAACGGGAGCTATTACGTTTAGCGGGCGCAGCACTCAAACTATTACAAACAACGGCATTACTTTTGGTTGCCCAATAACAATTGACTCCGTAACAGGAACTGTACAACTCGCTGATGCTCTAACGGTTGGCGCTACACGAACCCTGACCCTGACCAGCGGCACGTTTGATGCTGTGACGTACAACTTGACAACTGGGTTAGTTTCCGCAAATGCAACTTCCGCAACTTTAAAAATGGGTAGTGGTACATGGACACTATCCGGGGTAGGAACTGTTTGGTCAGCCAGTGCAACTTTGGCCTTTTATAAAGGCACAGCTAATATTGTTCTTTCTGACACTAGCACTTCAGCACGAACTTTTAATGCTAACGGGCTTTCCTATAACAAACTTACGATTGGCGGGGCAACTGGCATATCGACACTAGATATTTCAGGTGGCGGTCAATTCACAGAACTTGCGTCTACTAAAACTGTTGCCCACACAATTTCATTCTTTGCTACATCAGTAACCTATGGCGCGTGGACAGTTACCGGCACGGTAGGCAACGTAGTCACAGTTACGGGAGCGGCGACATTTACGATTGCTGGTGCCAGAGTGTCCGGCGTAGATTACCTTGCTCTTGGCACCGCAGCTATGTCAGGTACATCCCCCGGCGAGTTTTATGCTGGCGCTAACTCCACCGGTGGTACGGGATTTATCCTTACCGCTGCTCCTACCGCCACAACACGCTACTGGCGTGGCGGTACAGGAACATGGGACGCAACGACTACAACCAACTGGGCAACAACCTCTGGTGGCGCTGGCCCTGCATCTGTTCCTACATCTGCGGATGCGGTGATATTTGACACTCTATCCAACGCCACGGCTTACACAGTAACCCTCACCGCTACACAGCTTCGTTGCGCCGCGTTGACGATGGCTGGCCCTGCTGCGGGCAACGTGACATGGGCTGGCACTGCGCCATTGGCTATTCATGACAACGTGAGCTTGGCTGCTACGGGGATTACCCGTTCGTACTCGGGAACTATTACGCTGACTGGATCATCGACTGGTAGGACGCTAACGACCAACGGGATCACGCTGGCTTCTGCTACCACTGTTAACGGTGTTGGTTGTGGATGGACTCTTGGCAGCGCGTTAAACATAGGGTCATCAACATTAACCGTAACAAATGGTTCCTTTAGTCTTGCTACCTATAATTTTACCGCTGGCACAATAAATACAAATTCAGCGCACACTATAACTATTAACCTTGGCTCTTCAACGGTTAGCCTTTCTTCTAGCGCACCAATTGGTTTTGGAAGCACTGAATCGCAACGTGCTAATTTTACGTTTACGGCAAGCACATCTCAGATTAATTTTACTTCTCTAACTTCCATAACAATTAATGGAAATAATAATACATTTTATAATGCAAGTGCAACAACCGCAGACTTTACAACTTTCACAATTAATGGCGTAAACACATTTAATAATTTAACAACTGTTGGGCGAACATCATCGGGTGTATCTGTTATCCAGTTTCAAGCAAATCAAACCATCAACGGAACTCTGACGCTATCCGCAGGAACAGACGCAACCATGCGGACGTTCGTGCAGTCAAACACCATTGGCACAACACGCACATTGACCTGCGCCGCATTTGCTGGAACGGATGCTGACTTCCGTGACATCACCATTGCTGGCGCTGCTGCTCCTGTGTCTGGTACTCGTTTGGGTGACGCTAAAGGCAACAGCGGTATTACGTTTGGCGCAGGCGTTACTCGGTACTGGAACCTTGCTGCTGGTGGCAACTGGAGCGCGATTGGTTGGGCTTCTACTAGCGGTGGATCGCCAGCGGTCAACAATTTCCCACTTGCACAAGACACGGCTTTGTTTGAGGCAACTGGTTTGACTAGCGGCAACACAGTAACGGTCAATGCTGCCTACAACATCGGTACGATTAATATGTCTGCCCGTACCAGCAACACGATGACGCTGGCAACAGGCTCAATTTTGCCATTTATCTACGGCAACTGGATCAACGGCACAGGAACCACAATTACGGGTACTCAGGCAATAACTTTTGCCGGACGCGGTAGTCAAACAATTACAAGTGCCGCCAAAACATTTACACAGTTATTTACAATTAATACACCGGGTGGTTCTGTTACTTTACAAGATGCACTCGTAACAAGCGGCTCTTCTTCTTCTGCACTTGTAATTACTGCTGGTACTTTCAATGCGGCAACATACAACGTCACGTTATCTGGTGCAACAGCAGCGGTAAGTGCTTCAAACAGCAATGTAAGAACAATAGCCGTAGGGTCAGGAACTTGGACGATTGCAGGGTCAGGAACGCCGTGGCTTGCATCTACATCCACCAACTTGACTGTTACAGGCACAGGCACAATCAGCCTCACATCTGCATCTACCAAGACCTTTGCTGGTGGGGGCATCTCCTACTCAGGCATCACCCTTGACCAAGGCGGTGCTGGCACGTTGACCATCACAGGCAACAACACCTTCAAGAACATCACCAATAGCTACAGCGCAACAGGTGCAGCCACCATTGATATTGGCACAACAACCCAGACGGTGACCCAATTCACTGGCACAGGCACAGTCGGCAAAGTGCTGACGATCACAGGCACATCTGCAACTAGCCCCGGCACGTTGATCCTGTCAAGCGGTACGGTCACAACGCCTGATTACTTGGCTATCACTGGTGTGCGTGCGTACAACCTGTCAAGCACTTGGTACGCAGGGGCCAACTCAACCAACAACGGGTCGTTGGGCTGGATATTCAGCGCTGGTGCAGTCACAGGCAGTGGCGGCAAGTTCTTTCTTATGTTCGGATAAATCATGAAACTATCACTACCAGTTGAAGTCGTAAACCAGATCCTTGGCTACCTTGGAACTCGCCCTTACCAAGAGGTGTACCAGTTAGTGCAGGCAATCCAAGAGGCCGCAAAGCCAAAAGACATTGAGATTGCCGAGCAGGAAAACTGATCATGGAAGCAGTTCACGAACTTGCCACGGAGACCGACAAGCGCCTAAGCGTGCATGAGGCAATCTGCGCCCAGCGGTATGAGGGCATACAGGCACGCTTTGACGATGGCTCCAAGCGCATGAACAGGATTGAGTACCTCTTGTATGTGGTCATAGCGGCTGTGTTGCTTGGCCCCGGCGTTGCCGCCGAATTTGTCAAGAAGGTGCTTGGACTATGAGCGAGGAAAAAATTCATAGCATGGAAGCAAAAAGTCAACTCATTGAGAAGATTACGTTCGCTCTTCTTCCTCTGTTATTTTCTTGCGTCGTCTACCTGATGAGCGCCTTGTCTAACTTGGCGCATGAGGTCACCATTCTCAACAGCAAAATTTCGCTCGTTGTCACATCGGACAACAAGCAGGCGTCCAACACCGGGGCCGAACTGGCCCGTGAAAAGTTGCGCCAAGACCTAGAAAAAGAGATTCAACGCAACCGAGATCAGATTGCTGAGAATCGAATGCACATTGCCATCTTGGAAGAGAAGGTTCCAGTGAACAAGGCAATCAAAACTTTGACTGGAAAGGATTGACATGATTCCAATCGTTGCTTCACTGCTTGGTACATTGGCTCAGAATGGTCTGGGCCTTTTGTCTTCTGCAATTCAAGCAAAGGGTAAAGAAGTGGTTGAGAACGCTCTGGGCGTGAAGATTTCCGACAATCCATCTGATGCTGAGGTCGCCAAGTTGCGCCAGTTGCAATATGACCACGAAGAGCGCTTGCTTGAACTCGGCATTGAGAAAGCCCGTTTGGAGCAGGAAGAACTCAAAGCCTTGTTGGCGGCTCAAGCCAGCCAAGACAACAACGTCACTGACCGTTGGAAGGCTGATATGGCTTCCGACTCGTGGTTATCTAAGAATATACGCCCCGGCACTCTGCTGTACATCCTCACCGCTTATTTGATTTTTGCTGGTCTAAGCGCCGCAGGGATTCAAGTTCAAGAAGCCTACGTCAATTTGCTGGGCCAATGGGGTATGTTGGTGATGACGGCCTACTTCGGTGGTCGCACGGTCGAGAAGGTCATGGAGATGCGTAAAGGAGGCAAAGAATGAGCCTGAGTCAAGAACAAGCCGCATTCTTGCTGGATGCCTGCTCCCTCATCAAATACGCCACAGAACAGGGTTTTACGGTCACTGGAGGCGAATTAGCACGCACCCCAGAGCAACAGGCTATTTACGTCCAAACGGGACGCTCTAAGACCTTAAATTCAATCCATTTGAAACGATGCGCAATTGACTTGAACTTCTTCAAGGATGGGCAGATAATATGGGACAAGGGCGTTCTTGCGCCTCTGGGAACCTATTGGGAGTCGCTACACCCAAAAAACCGTTGGGGCGGGAATTTCAAGTCCTTGGTGGATTGCCCACATTTCGAGCGCAATGTCGGATAAGGAAAAAAGATGACAACCGCTTCGGTAATGACGTATGACTCCCTTGTAGAAGACATTCAGTCCTACTTGGAGCGGACGGACGCCGCCACGCTGGCAAAAATTCCTCAGTTCATCATGCTGGCGGAGCAAATTATTGCCTCCGAGATCAAATTCCTTGGCAACTTGGTGGTGGTGGGCAGCAACATGGTCTTGGGTGAGGCCACCATTGCAAAGCCAGCGCGTTGGCGCAAGACGGTATCCATGAACGTGACGGTGGCAGGTAAACGTCAACCCGTCCTGCTGCGCACCTACGAATACCTGCGTGAGTATTGGCCCAGCGCCAGTTCAACGGACGTTCCACTGTACTTCTGCGACTACGACTACGAGCATTGGCTGATAGCGCCCACCCCGGCGGCTGCGTACAGCTACGAGGTCTTGTACTACGAGCGCAACCAGCCCCTTGATTCGACCAACCAATCCAATTGGTTCACCCAATACGCCCCACAGGCGTTACTTTATGGCTCGTTGCTGCAAGCAATGCCTTTCCTGAAAAACGACGAGCGCATTCCCATGTGGCAAGGCCAGTACGACAAGATCATTGCTGTATTGCAAAACGAGAATGTGATTCGCGTAGCTGACCGCCAAGCAATTGTGAGGGACACATGAAAACGTGGTCTCTCTACATTGTGACAAATGCTTGCAATGGTAAGCAGTACGTTGGCCTCACCAAAAATTTAGATCGCAGGCTCAAGCAACATATGTCTGCAAATGGAAGCGCTCCTGCACTCCATGCGGCGATCAAAAAGTACGGAGCCGATAGTTTTGTTTTTTCTCACATTTGCGATGCGTTTGATTTTGACGCTGCCTGTGATCTTGAGAGGATGCTCATTCAGCAGCACAACACCAAAGCTCCTTGCGGTTACAACCTTACAGACGGCGGCGAGGGTGTTGCTGGTCGTCCGATGACAGAAAATGAAATTGAACAAAGGCGAAAATTTATGTTGGCGTATGCCGCATCTTTGACCGTAAAAGAACGCTCAGAAAAATTTGGATGGGCAAAAGGTCGGAAATGGACATCTGATCAAATTGAAAAAATTCGGACATCCAACAAAGGAAAAAATATTGGCAAAAAACCCAATGAAGAAGTTCGTGCAAAAATGTCTGCCTCGCATAAATCTAGGACTCGCAGCCCTTTGAGCGAAGAAACTAAAGAAAAAATTCGCCAGTCTCTTCTTGGCCGAAAAATGCCAGAATCAGAAAAACCAAAGCACGCAAGTTTTTTAGGGCGCAAGCACACGGAAAAGACAAAGGCAAAAATTAGAGCATCCAACATAGCTACAAAAGCTATAAACAAAGCGCAAAGAATTGCAGAAAATAAGGTGACTTTATGAGTTTTACCTCGCCCTTCACGGGACAAATTATCCAGCCAACGGACGTTTCGTTCCGTTCAATTACCCTGACTGCAAACACGCAGTTGCAGTGGCCCATCAATGGCAGCGTCACGGACAGTGTGACCGCTCGGATCATGCAGGTTAGTTCATCATCCGCTGCATACGGCCTGTATATGCCGCCAGCAAACCAAGCCTCTGTTGGTCAGGATGCTTTGATCCGCAACACTGGGAGCTTTGCAGTTACGGTTTACGACTACAACGGCGCAAACGTCATTGTTACCGTGCAGCCAAGTCAGGCGCAGTACATCTACATCACTGCAAATCCAACTGAGTCTGGCACTTGGGGGATCATTGCTTTTGGTTTGGGATCATCCAACACCGACGCAGCAACGCTTGCTGGGTATGGGCTGCTTGCGATCACCAACACGCTCAACACCGCGCACCCTGTACAAACTTTTGGAACAAACTACACGGCGGTTTCTGCTGACAGGGCCACATCCTACGTTTGGACTGGCGGCGCTGGAACCCTAACGCTTTCCTCTGTCGGAACGCTTGGCAATAACTGGTTCATGCTGCTTAGAAATGGCGGCACTGGTACGCTGACCGTTTCCCCATCGGGAGGCAACCTGATTAATGGCGCTGCTTCCATCATTTTGCAGCCTGATGACTCGTGCATTATTTGCTGTTCTGGCTCGGCTTTTTACACCGTTGGTCTTGGTCAAAACACGCAATTCAACTTCAGCCAGTTGACCAAATCGGTCACTTCTGGAACGTACACATTGACCGCCGCAGAGGCGTCCAACACCATCCAGAAGTACACAGGCATTTTGACTGGCAACGTCACCATTGTGGTGCCGCAAACAATTCAGGTCTACTACGTCACAAATCAGACAAATGGTGGCGGGCCGGGATACACGATCACATTTACCACCAATGTGTCTGGGGCATCTTCGGCAGTAATAACCCCTAGTCAACAAGTAATTCTTGTTTGCGACTCTACCAACTTGCTCAATGCGGCGACCATTACCGCAGGCGCTAATTCTTTGTCGCTTATTGATGGAACGGCTGGCGGCCCATCGTTGAACTTTGGCTCGGAGACCTCAACAGGTATTTACCGTCCCGGATCTGGTGAGTTTGGTATCTCTATCCTTGGAACGCAAAGATTTGACCTCACGGCAACAGGACTGTCAATTACTGGTACTGGCAACTTTACTGGCGGAGTTTTTGGCGGTACATACTGATGGGACAAAAAGTCTTTTCTCTTGGCACGCAACCCGGCATCCAGCGGGATGGAACAGTCTTTGACAAAAACTTTTACACCTCTGGTCAATGGGTTAGGTTCCAGCGTGGCCGTCCTCGCAAGATTGGCGGGTATAGGGTCATGTCTGCTCAGTTGACCGGCCCTTCGCGTGGTGTTTGGCTAAACGCACAAAACGGCATCAACTACATCTACAGTGGGTACAACAACGGCTTGCAGTCCTTTGGCGTTGACAACAACGGGGTTGGCGCTGGATTTACCAACTACACGCTGTCAAACTTTACTGCCTCAAACAGTAACTTGTGGCAGTTTGATGGTTTTTATGATGTGGCTGGTTCTGGAATTCAGTCATTACTTGCTTCCCCATGCCAAAATCTTTATGACATCACTAACACAGTCAATACTCCGGTCTTGATAGGCGACATTGTTGGCTCGACAATGAGCCAGATTGGCGTGTTTACTGCCAGCATGGTGTTAAATAGCACCACCACAATGTCGTTAGCTGTCACCAACACTTTGATTGGCGCTGGGCAGTCTATTTCTGGCACAGGCATCCCCGCAAGCACTACTGTTACCGCTTCAACGCTTTCTGCGCCAAACTTGGGCGCTGTTGCCGTTACAGGCATAGCTGGTCAATGTAGCTGCACCTCTACCGCAGGGTTGTTTGTTGGTCAGACGGTAAAGACTTCTGGAGCGCTGACAGGCACTGCAACTGGCATTGCAACCAACACGACCTACTACATAATTGCCACAAACTTTGCTACCACTTTTCAATTGTCGGCCACTTCGGGAGGCGCTGCAATCGTCACCACCGCAGGCACCACTACTGGGCTTGTTTTTACCCTTGGTCAATTCCAAGCGGTGACAATCTCAAATGCGGCAACCGCAAGCTCTGGCGCAACCACGATCACGTTCAACAACAACATCTCGGTCTCTGGCGGGGTTGTGTCACTGCACCCATATGTGTTTGTGTACGGCAACAACGGCCTGATCCAAAACTGCGCGGCAGGCAACACCAACGACTGGGTGTCTGCGGACGCAAATGCGACCAATGTAGCGACCGGAAAGATTGTCCAAGGCTTACCCGTCAGGGGCGGCTCCAACTCGCCTTCTGGCCTGTTTTGGAGCGTTGACAGCCTGATTCGCGTGTCCTACATCGGCGGCACAGGAACTCCTGCCCAATACTGGCGCTACGACATCATCAGCAGCCAGTCCTCCATCATGTCCAGCCAGTGCGCCATTGAGTACGATGGCGTGTACTACTGGTGTGGCGTTGACCGATTCCTGATGTACAACGGTGTTGTGAAGGAAATTCCAAACAACATGAACCAAAACTGGTTCTTTGACAACCTGAACTACAACCAGCGTCAAAAGGTATGGGTTACCAAGGTGCCAAGGTTTGGCGAGATTTGGTGGTTCTATCCTCGTGGTAATGCAACAGAATGCACTGATGCCATTGTCTACAACGTGCGTGAGAATGTTTGGTATGACGTAGGCCAATCAACTGGCGCATACCGTAGTGCAGGGTACTTCTCGCAAGTGTTTGCTTACCCAATCGAGGCTGGCTGGACGACCACAAAGAGCGTTAAAGTATTCTCTGCTGCCTATGTGCTGACAAGTGGAAACTACTTTGCATACACAGACACTTATCAATCATCCGCCGTTTTGTCGCAAGTTGTTTCTGGGACAGGAATAGCAACTGGGTCTACCGTTAATGGCATTACATCTAGCGCCATCAAAACAATTGGTGCCATCACAGGCGGCACTTTGTACACCAATGGAACATACACAAATGTCAGTCTTACTGGCGGTTTGGGATTTAACGCAAAAGCAACCATAGTCATTACTGGTGCTTCGGTAACGTCCGTGACCATCACTGCTAGGGGAGCCAACTATGCAGTTAGCGATGTTTTGAGCGCAACGGCGGCATCGCTAGGCGGTACTGGTTCTGGTTTTTCAATTCCTGTGACTGCAATTTACGCGCAGGCAATTGAGCTTTCCTTGGCCGCAACAGCAAGCGGAACAAATACCTTGACGTTTTCAACTCCGCCAAACTTGATTGATTTCTACCAGCACGAGATTGGCACCGATGAGGTAAACGGCCAAGAAGTGACTGCCATCCCAAGCTATTTTGAGACCAATGATCTAGGCTGGGTAAGTGGTGGCCCATCTCAGCCAGCACTGGAAGGTGCAAACAGATGGCTTCGGGTTGACCGCATTGAGCCTGACTTTGTGCAATCTGGCGAGATGGAAATTTATGTCACGGGACGGCCATTTGCTCAGGCCGAGGATGTGACTACTGGCCCATACGTCTTTGATGAAAACACCGGCAAATTGGATATGCGTGAGCAACGCAGGGAAATCAGGCTGCGTTTTGTCTCCAATGTTGTTGGCGGGAATTACCAGCTTGGTAAGCTATTAGTAACCGCTGAGATCGGCGATACGAGGCCATATGGCTCTTAATCCGGCACAGATCTATGATCCTCGCTACCACACGTTTGACTCGTGGGCATCGCTCATGGTGGAGCTTTATTCTCCTCAGCAGCTTGAGATACCATCACCAACCACTGACTGGAAGACTTGGGGCAACGGATTGTCTGCCATTGACGTTTTTACAAATGAGGCAATCCCAAGGACTGACCAGTTTAATGATTGGCATGATTGGGCAGAAGCGCTGGTAAATGCCGTTAACCCAAGTGTAGGTAGGTAGCTATATGGCCGCACAAGGAATCCATCCCGTTGACTCAAAGCAGCATATGCTCAGCCCTACTGACATTTTTGCAGTAGCGGCGCATGATGATAAGTATGGTCAAAAAACTCTTGAAGAGGCGGCAAAAAAAGGGCACGTTTCTCCTGAGCGTATGCTTTATGCGGCAATGATTAAGATGTACAGCAACAAAGGATTGATACGCATCAGAGAGGGAAACACCCTTTTTACAATTGCCGCATTTGAAGGCCGTGTTGGTGTTGTGCAGAGCTACAACGGAGACATTGCAAAAAATTACATTGAGAATATGCATCAATTTATGGCCGCCGCCAGAAAAATTGGTTTTGATTTTCTTGTGGCTTTTCCGCATACTACAGAAATAGTCACAATGCTAAAACTTGCGGCTAAAAAAATGAAAGACCCCGAAGTTAAAACGCACTTTGACAAAGACGACAGCGTTTTTACCGTATCAACTGGTAAGCAAAGGGGTTAAGAATGAGTCTTTCTAAGGCGGTTCAATGGCTTGGAGACAAGATTGGTGACGGACTAAGGGCTGTGGGAGATGTCGCGGGCGATGCTCTCCGCGCAGTTGGCAAAGGAATTCAGAAGCTAGGTGACTTTGCTGGAGACACAATCAAAGCAATTATCAAGGATCCGCTTCCGACGCTATTGTCTTATGCGGGTATGGCAATCGGTATACCGCCTTACGTTACGTCTGCGGTTATTACTGCGGCCAAAGGCGGCAATCTTGAAGACATAGCAAAGTCTGCCGCCATATCGTATGCCACGACCAGCTTCATGTCTGACACGCAAATAGGCGCGGACATCAAGAACTACACAACCAATCAGTGGGCAGGGGACTTCACCGACTCCATGATGGAGAAGTTTAATCTGCCAGCGGATACGGCTGTACAAATTTCAAAGGTAGCCAGCGCTAGTTTGAACTCTTCCTTGATTGGCGGTATTAACGCAGCACTTAGCGGCAAGTCAATTGCAACAGGCATCTCTTCTGGCTTTACCTCTGGATTGATCTACTCGTCAACCGATAGTTACTTTGACTCAATCAATAAAAATCCAAACTGGGGGTTAAGCCCTACCACTATTAATTTGATGAAGGGTGCCACAAGCACCGCATTGAACACCATAGTGTCTGGCAAAGGTGACCCAGCGCAAGCCGTTGGCAACTACATTGCTTACGCCAGCATCAACATGGCTGAATCGTCTTTGATCAACAAGGCAAAGGAGACGTATAAGTCATTAACCACAAACACCGATGCAACAGAAAAAGCACAAGCAAAATATGTTGCTGAGAAGTCCGAATACGACAAGCAATTAAAAGCTGCTGAAGATTTACGCAAGTCGGTCAACGATGATACCGCTGCGTACCAAAAAACAATTGATGATCAGTACAACCCATTTAAGAAGCAATACGATGATCTAATTTCAGCAAACGATGTTCAGGCATCTACTTTTAACACCAACAAAAAAGCATTTGAAGACAACAAGTGGGCGGTTGACAACTATAGTGCCAAGTTAGAACAACTCGGTTACCAAAACATTGATCTTGGCGAAGGAATGGCAGTGCCCGCAAGGGTTACTGGAACTTATGTATCAATAACTCGCGGCGGGGAGGAAAGGACTAATTTTCAATATGCATATGATGCCCCCTCGCAGCAATCGTTTATTGATGCGGCAAATGCAGCAGCAGATAAAGCAAATGCTGCCGCAGCCAAGTCAAAAGAAATTCAAGATGCTGCCACCAAGCTATACAACGACAACAAGCCAATGCTTGACTCGTTGCCAACCAAAGCCGCTGATATAGACAAAAAAGTAGCAGACTTTAACGCCATCAAGTCTGATATTGAGACGCCAAAAAATGGCAATCTTGCTCAAAGACTTCAAGACGCTTCTAAAGAGTACCAAAACAAGTATGACCTTTGGGCGGCTTCAAAATCCGAAGCAGACAAATCAGCAGAGAACTACACCAAGGCATTGGCCGAAGTTGCAACACGCGATGCAACCATTGATGCAATAAATTCTGGTGTTATTACTGCCACCAAGCAGGACAAAGATGGCAACTGGATGTTGTCCAACAACATGACCTTGACCAAGGACGGCAAGTTTGTGCAAGAAGGCGTGCAGCAATTTACGAATGCTGCTGGAATCAACCAAAAGCCTTTGGATCTCACCAGCGCTGATGGATCAAAAATTGACTTTAGCGAAGACGCTGGCCGCTTGTTGTCTACATCGGATGTAAAGAACTTGGCCCAGCGCGATTACGGTCTTTCTATTACGGACAAAGAAGCCCAAAAGTTTGCTGGCAAGGATTACACAGAAGCGGCTATTCCTGAGCTTGAGTCTTTTGCCGCGACCAAAGCGAAGGATGCTGGGTTCCCTGACTACGCTACATATGCAGAATATGGCGGCGTTAAAGGAACTTATGAGGCTGATAAAACCGCTATTGCTGCTGGTTATAAAAATGCAGCAGATCAAGCCGCTGCCGAAAAAGCCGCAGCAGATAAAGCCGCAGCGGAACAGGCTGCTCGTGAACAAAAAGCTCGTGAAGACGCAAATGCGGCTGAGAAAGCTATTGCGGATAAGGCTGCTGCTGATAAGGTCGCTGCTGATGCAAAAGCTGTCCAAGATGCTCATGATGCTCAAGTAGCAAAAGACGCTCAGGACGCCAAGGACAGGCAAGAGGCAATAGATAAAGCGACTGCTGAGGCTAAAGTAGCTTCCGATAAAGCTGATTCCGATGCTAAGGCCGCAAAGGATAAAGAGGCTGCTGATAAAGCTGCTGCCGACAAGGTTGCTGCTGATAAAGCCATTGCTGATGCCAAGGCAGAACAAGAAGCTCATGATGCCCAAGTAGCTAAAGATGCTCAAGACGCTCAAAACAGGCAAGCGGAAATTGATAAAACCGCTGCTGACGCAAAAGCCATTGCTGAAAAAACAGCGGCAGACCAAATTGCTGCGCTTCCCGGCAACCAAGTCACTGCGATAGATGCGGGTGGCGGAAGAGGCAACGTTAATCCTCCTACTCGCTATGTGCCAATCCAAAATGTAGACGCTGACAACAAAAATGTAATTTCTGCATCTGATGCATTGAGCGCAGAAATAGAAAAAAAAGGCGTGCCAAAAAATGCAAACATATCGCCTGTTTATGTTGAAAGCAGCAGCGAAGATGGCGAAACATTTTTTACTTATTATTCAGTTGTAACGGTAACTGACGAAAATGGAAATGTTACTGGATATAGGATGACGTATACGCCAGATTTAAATCAAGTTTGGTATACATGGGGAGATCCAGAAGATGGATCTGTTACAGAACCCGGAACATTAAAAAATGTAAATGTTACGCTTCATAAAAACCCACCTATTTTTGATGAAAATTTACAAAGTTTTGTTAAGCCAAGCGAACCCGCTCCGATTGACAAGACTGAGAAAGAGCCAATTAATTTTGACAATACTGGCACTGTGCTTGCCATCAATGAAAATGGAACTGCGCTGGTTCAAGACGACACCACTGGAGCGCAATCCATTGTGCAGGCAATTGGTGAGCCAGAAGTTGGATCAAAAGTAGACTTGAATGTAAGTGCAGCCACTGGAGAAACCACTGCCGTTGTCAAGACTGAACAGCCAGTTGTTGAGCCTCCAGTAGTTACGCCAACTCCAGTGACGCCCCCGATTGTTGAGGCTCCAGATGTTCAGCAACCAATAACAGAGACCCCTGTAACTCCTTCGGAAGTTGTGCCGCCCGAAGTGTTGCCTCCTGCTCCTAAAACAGAAGAGCCTGTTCCAAATCCTTCTGAAGTTGCTCCTCCCGTTATTCCGCCTGTAGCAACTCCGCCTGTTGTTGAGCCTCCAGTTGTAACGCCGCCAGAAGTTACGCCTCCTGTTGTAAATCCTCCGCTCGTACAACCTCCCATTGTTCCGCCTGAAGTTATTCCTCCAGTAGTGCAGCCTCCGGTTGTAGAGCCGCCCATTGTCGCGCCTCCAACAACACCGCCAGTTGTAGAGCCTCCTGTTGTCCAGCCTCCAGTCGTTCCTCCGGTAACTTTGCCTGTAGCCCCTCCAGTGGTTGCACCTCCTGTCACTCCGGCAACAAGTGTGATAACTATTGATGCCGTTACAAAAGCAATCAATGATTCAATTGCAGGCATCCAGTTTCCGGCAGGCATTACGTCCGCTGATGTGGCGCAGCAAATTAAAGCGGCAATGGAAGCCAATCCTAATTTGAAGATGGCTGACGTTACCAAGTCAATAACCGACTATATGTCGGCCAATCCTGCGCTTACTGCTGCTGATGTGAGCACCGCCATTACTGGTGCCACAAAAGACTTGGCAACACAAGGTCAGCTTGATTTGGCAGTAAAAAATCTGTCTGCCGACCAAAAAACACAGTTCAATAATTTAACTCAAGCTCAAAAAGATGAAGTAGATGCTCGTGTAAAACAAGGCCAAGACATTCAAAATGCTATTGTTTCAGCACAACAAACAACAAGCAATCAAGTTCAAAATATTCAAGGCGAATTGAATGGAAGGATTGATGCCCTTGTTAAGCAAGGCGTTGATTCAAATGCTGCAATACAGCAAGCAATTGCAGAGTCGCAAACGCAAATAAATAAAAATGATGCAAACATCAACTCTAGAATTGACGTACTTGTCGGTCAGGGTGTTGACTACCAAAGAGCAACGCAAATAGCTCTTGATGAAACACGGGGAACAATAGGTGATGTTGGCAAACAGCTTGCTGACAAAATAAAAGCAGATGAAGCCGACAAGCAAGCTGCGGCAGAATCCAAAAAGGTTGCTGATGCTGCTGCGGAAGAAGAGAAGAGGGTTGCTACTGCTGCTGCGTTGGCAAAAAGCATTGCTGATAAACAGGCTGCTGCAAAGGCATCAAATGCGGCCCAACAAAAAGCTGCCGTTCAAGGTGGTTTGTCTTTGCTTCAGCAAAATTCAACGCCAGCATCAACTTTGACAAGTGCAGCAGCTCCACTTGCGGCCAGCTATTTGATGGCAAAAGAAGATCCCAACAAGTTTGAAAGCCCGTTGGAAAAATTCCTAAAGACGCAAAACCAAGCTCTTGGCAAAGAAAATCAGTACGGCATACAACCACAAGGAAACGTGATGAACGACCCCTCATACTCTTACGGGACGCAGCGCCCCATTGGGGACATCCTCGGCATGGGATCGACCCAAGCAGGACAAGCGCCCGACTCGTCCATCCCAAGCTACCCTATGGCGGTTAACTACGCCCAAGGCGGCGGCACTAGGCACGGCAAGTACGCTCAAGGCGGTTTAAGCACCCTTCTGATGGCCTCTGGCGGCAAGATGCGGGTGGACTTTCGCCACGGGGATGCCGTAACGGGGGCTGGAGACGGCCAATCGGACGATATTCCCGCCATGCTGGCTGACGGGGAGTTTGTTTTCCCCGCCGATGTGGTTGCCGCCATAGGAAATGGCTCAACCAAGGCAGGAAGCGATAAACTATACGACATGATGCACGGCATCCGCGCCCATTACCGTTCTGCCAAACCCAAGGATTTGCCGAAGCAAATTAAATCACCGCTTGATTTTCTTAAGCGCAGCTAGGAGATAAATATGTCAGTCTTTGATGTTTACGCAAATCCAGATGTAACGCAAAAAGATACTACGGCGACGACCTCGCCAGACTATTACACAAACCTGATGTCGGGGCTGTCTAGTGCTGGCGTGCAGGCAATGCAAAATCCTAACCAGATTGCGCCCCTGACGGCCATGCAGAACACGGGATATGCTCAAGTGCCTACGGCGGCAGGAGCTTATCAGTCCGGACTTACTACGGCGGAGCAGACAGCCAAGACCGCAGCCGCTGGTGCTGCCCCGCAGATCAACAGCTTCATGAACCCATACACCACCAACGTGGTGGATGAAATGGCGCGTTTGCAAAATCAAAATGTCCAGCGCAACGTGATGCCGCAACTCAAGGCTGGCTTTGTTGGCTCTGGTGCCCTTGGTAGCCAGCGCTACGCTAATGCAATGGGCCAGACCGCTTCCGACCTTCAGTCAAATTTGACCGGCCAGCAGTATGGCGCTTTGTCTGCTGGGTATAAGTCTGCTGTTGATCAGGCATTGCAAAATGTACAGAATCAAACCCAAGCCGGTCAACTACAAGGCAACCTTGCTGAAAAAGAGCAGTCGCTTGGACTCACTGGCGCTGGCGCATTGACCAAGGCGGGCGCAGAACAGCAAGCATACCAACAATCACTGATCGACGCCCCATTGAAGACGGCTACCAACGCCTCTGCCTTGCTGCGCGGATACCAAGCGCCAAGCACCGTAACGTCCACCAAGACAGGCCCATTGACCAGCGCTTACTACCAAGGATCGCCTCTTAGCCAGACGCTTGGTATTGGCGCATCAATTGGTGCTGGCCTTGGCACAACCAAAACAGTTGACCCAAGGACTGGGCAAGTTACTGAAACGCCAAATTGGCTTACCAAACTTTGGAATGAGTCAAAGGGCATATTTAGCCCTACCGCTCCAGCAGCAGACGGATCAGGAAGCGGAACAGTAACAGAGCCTCCTCCGGGTTCATCTCCCATACCCACCAATGGTCATTACGAAACTGTGTATGACGATGTATATGGTGAACAGCAAATGTGGGTTCCAGATTAAAAAGGATAAATCATGGCAACAAAAGGTGCTTTATCCAGCCTTCCTAAGTTGACTCCGGCCTACGGGCTTGAAGAGGGCGAAAAGGACGATGCTGTTGAGCGTGCTACCCAGAGGGTGATGCAGGCATATTCCGCTCGTCAAAACCTTGGCTACGACCCCGTACTGATGGGGTTTGGTCAAGCAATGCTGGCCTCCAAAGGAAACTTTGCTGAAGGGCTTGGCGCTGGCCTTAAAGGGGCGCAAGAGGCGCAGCAAAGGACTAGGGAGCTAGATGTTGAAGAGGCTCAGGCCGGTCTTACGATGGCACAAGCGCAGCGTGAGCAGCAGAACGCCCAACGCGCTGCTTCTGCGTTTCGAACCAGCATTGGAGGCGGTGCGCCAAAGCCTGCAACTGGTTCTAGTGAAGTTGGACAGCCCGCTCCATCTGGAGCCGTATCTGGACAGCCTGCTGGCGTCTCCGTCACTATAGACTCGGCATTGAAGTACGCAGCGGATTTTCCTCTTGCAAAAGAAAATGCAAAGTTATTGATGGAAGCTGCAAAAGCTGGCCTTGATCGTTACTTAATCTCGCAGAACGGCACAGTCTTTGACAAGATGTCTGGCAAATACTTGCCGCAAGATATTCCCGGCCAAGCTCAAACAGATTACAGCACTCCTCTTGGCCGTTACAAGATGACTGCTAATGAGTATTCAAAGCTACAGGCCGCTCAAGACAAAGGTCTTGGCAACGAGTGGATGGAAGCATTCAAGTATGGCAGCACCAAACTTGTTGACGATGTAGTGTCTGGCGCATCAACCAAGCCTTTGGAGTTGACAAAACTTCCAGAGGGCAAGAAGCCGCAACGCTTGTCTGAAGCAGAGCAAGAAACGCAAACCGAATTGAGAAAGTCCGCAACAGGGCAAGAGGCCGCTCGTCGAAAAGATATTGTTGACAAAGCAGACGAGGCGGACAACGCAATAGAACTTGCTCAACAGTTCCGAGCATTTTCCAGCGATCCAGATGCAAAGCTATATCAAGGTATTTTGAGCAATGATAAAACCATGTCCGCCATCATTAGGTTGGTGCAATCTGGCGTTGGTGTACCCGGCTTCAGTATTGGCATCCCTGAAATAGAAACGGTCGTCAAAAATCTTAATTTGACGGGCGAAGCTCAGGCAAAAGCACAAGTTTATGCAATGCTAATTGCTCAAATGCAATTGTCCAAAACCAAGTACATGAAAGGCTCTGTCTCCAACTACGAGCAAGGCTTGATGGGTCGCGCTGGAGTTGGCCCAGACGACACGCCTGATTCTGTCCGCGCTAAGGCGGATATGCTGGAGCGCAGGGGCACCTTTGATAAAGACGTAGCAAGGCTTTACAGAAAGTTGGGCGGCGATGTAAGCGACTTCAAGCAAACAGACGATTACATGACGCTCAAAAAACAATACCTTGAAGACTTAAAAGGTCTTGCGACCATGCTAAAGCGCATCCCTTCTACTACGCCGGGAAAGCCAGCGGAAAAGGGTAAGCGAGACAACGCATCTGCCGCAGAGAAACTTGATTAAGGACTAAGCGATGTCAGCAAAACCACCAGAGCTATCGTTCCTTGACGGACTCAGCCAAGAGCAGATTGTCTATGCCGTCAAGATCGCGCAGGCAGCGCAAGCCGCTGGCGTGCCTCCAAAACTTGCCGTGGCTATCGCTTATCAAGAGAGCAGGCTCAATCCGAACGCTCCCAATGGTGCTGACGGCGAGATTGGAATCATGCAGATCAAACCAGCCACCGCAAAGGGCGAAGGGTTTGAACTCAAGCAGATCAAAGATCCTGATGAGAACATTAAGGCTGGTATCTCCTACCTCAAAAAGTCTTGGGAGAAGTCTGGACAAAACCCCAAGTTAACCGCTTACGGCTACAACGCTGGCATTGATGCGGGATTGTTCTACGGTGGCGATCCTGATCCAAGGGCGAAGCAATACGTTGCCGATGTCGGCGGGTATGGTGCCTACACCGGATTGATGGAAGAGAAAGCTCCAGAGGATCAACTGTCTTCCGCGCCAAAGCTGGAGGATCGACCACCCTCTCCACCAGCGCCTCCAGACACTTCTGGTGCCAGCAAAGGTGAGCGTTTTTTTGCTGGCGCTGCTGGCACTGCTGCTGGCACCTATAAGTCGTCACGTCTGGCCCAACTAACCGCCGCAGCGGCAGAAAAAGGTAAATTAGAGGCTCAAGCAGCCGAAATGGCGGCGCAGGCTGGCAAGACCGTGCCGCCATCCGTTACTCCGCCTAACTCCTTAACCAAGTTAGAGCCGATCAAACCCATTCCTGTAGGGACGCAAGACGCTGGCCGTATGGCTGCTGGGCAGACTGGAAATATGCCGTACAACTATGCTAAGTCGGCAGGGTTGACGGATATTGAAGCTGGCCGTGCGCTAGATATGACCAAAAATACTGGCGGCGTCCACGACCTGTCTACCCAACGCCGCGAGGGATTAAATCGCGTCAACCAAATTGCGCCAAATCAGTTTGTTGAGAACCCACAGTACGGTGGCTTGATGACGCCAGACAAAGGTGGCGGCAAAGGCCCAGTTGCATCCTTTAAGGTTCAAGGAGCGCTTTCTGCCGCCGACTTGCCGCCAGACTATATGCCCGGCCCAGCAGCGCCTCCGCCTCAAGGCACTTTGGTAGAGATTCCAAAGCCAAAGCCGCCAGCGCCGCCTTCATTGCCTCAAATGGTTTCTCAAAAAGCCGCCGCTGGGTTAGATGCTATTACTGGCGTGTACAGGTCAATGATCAAACCTGTTGCGGCAACTGTTGGTAAGTACGCTCTGCCGCCCCTTGCTGGGCTGTCTGCTGGCTTGGATGTGGCCGAAATTGCTCACGAGTATCAAAAGCCAGAAAATCAACGTGACTACATAAAAATGGGCACCAAAGGTTTTGGCGCTCTTGGGGGTGCATTGTCCATGTTCCCGTACACAGCGCCCGTTGGGGTTCCAATGATGCTCGGAGCAGAGGCCTACGATGCATATCGAGACCCTGAAAAGCGTGCTTACATTCAAAAGATGATGGAAGATTCGTATCAAGGACTCAAGAGTAACGTAGGCGTGCCCTTTGAATATGGGTCACCTAAATAAAGTATCATCAGCACGCAGTTGCTACTCAGCCCCCACTTCGGGGGCTTTTTTTATGGCCGCTGTCTCTCTAAAGCCTTGGCGACTTCAGGATTCAGTTCGGCCACGATAGCAACGCAGCGCTCATGCTCCGCTTTGGCTAAGTGAGGATGGGCATAAGCCAGCAGCTTGTTGGAAAACTGCACAATGTCTACCTCGTCCGCAATCAAAGCGTCGGGTTCATGGACATCGCAGTAGAAAAAAATCTGCTTGATGGTTTCTTCAGTTAAGTATTTCATGAGTGTTTGTTCTTTAGTTGCCAGAAGGATAGAAGGTGGGAGAACATCGGCCAACCCCGATCGAGGTCTTCTAATGACCATTCCTTGACCACCACGAGGCCGGGGACGCTACGACTCACAAACACATTTGCACAGCGTGCCTTGGGGCATCCAAGCCCTACACGGCACGCTGCCAACTGCATCAGATGCTCATCGTAGCCCTCGACCTTTGCGGGGTCAGAGAATTCTTTCGTCTTAACGTCAATGACGAAGCCATCACCTCGTTCATCGGCAGGGACATATAGGTCGCACTTACCGCCAAAACCGAGTTCGTGTGCGAATGAACGCTCCGAGATCCAGCCCCAGTCACCAAAGTGGTCGTTGATCGCTTGTACGCAGGCCGTAACACTCTCGTTGTGCCTTCCTGTTGAATAACCTTCATAGTACCCTTGTATTGATGCATGGATGTCTGTTCCAGCGTCCGCAGCCGCACGCCCCTGCTCTTTCGAGTCGTGGATGATTCTGGCTATGTATTGCTCTTCTGTCTCGTTATCTACTTTGGGCAATGTCAGCGCGGCCATCAGCACTTGCTGCTGCATCCAAGCCAACAAAGCGGGCTTTGCTGCCACGCCAATGATGGTGGTGACCGAGGGCACCAAATTCATTGTGCGGGCATCACGAAGGGTTGTGGCGCGTAGTCCGCCCTTCTTGGCCTCCACCGTGTACTGCGGAACGCCATCACGAGTGTACCAATGTCCAGATTCGCTGGCTCTGATTACTGTACTCATATCTATCCTTAAAGGGTGGGGTACTCGCTACGTCTGGCTGACCGCCGCATTGCAGTGACACTTCACCAGCATCCGCTTTCCCCCGATTTAAATTGCTTTCCACACTCGTTGTGCGCGACCAGACTGACCAACAATTTCTTTTTCAGTAGGCTCCGCATAACCTGCTTTTTGCAGATCAGGAAGCCTTCGCCAGATTTGGTCTGGGCGCAAACCAAGACGGGTTGCAAGCTGCTCAAAAGTGCCGTCGCCCTTTTTAAGTTCTTGGTAGATCTTGGCGCAAAGGTTGCCAGCAAATTCATCAACTCGAAGCGCAGCTTTTTTTGATGTGATTGGGTCTTCTCGTCGAGCCAATTTGCGTGGCTCGGTGTACTCAATAGACTCAAAAAGATCAAACGTGCTGTCATCTTGTTTCATAACTGATCTCCTACTCAAAAGGGAATTAAATCGTCTTCCATATCATCAAACCCAGACCCAGTATTGAGGTTTGGGGCTTTGCGCTCTGGAGCGGTAGAGTGTGCAGCCTTCCACTCAGGAGTATTTTGGATCTTCTCCTTCATCTTCTGGCCGAAGGTCTCAAACAACTCCATGTCTGGCTCATCCAGATCAAACGCCTTGAGCGGGTTGTGCCCAGCAGGCAGGCCTGCACGCTTGATGTTGGACGGCACAGGGTTGATGCTAGAGATGTTGGTGTAGTCCTTACCGTCTTGGCCCTTCTCGCGCACCACCGACAGCATGGCCCAGACGCCCAGCACGTTCTTTAGCTGAAAACCCCGCAACTCCTCCTCGGTGAAGGCGCGTGATCGCCAGTTCTCCAACTCGGTACGCAGCTTGGCTGTGTCAAAGAAGCTGGCCGTAAAGTTCTTGGAGATTGACAGGGGTTCACCCTTTTCGGTAAGCAACGGATTGCCATCGGCATCTTCGCTGTGTACCTCAAATTGGAACATCACCTTTGGTTGGAACTTGGTTTTGCCCTGCCATGTGGACTGCTGCGTGCCCATGTCCACGATTCGGTAGCACCGAGCAAGGTGCATCCCCGGAGGCACTTGTGCAAAGCCACCCCCGCCGTCTGTTTGACTTACTGTTAGACCCATTTTTCACTCCTAGTTTCAAGTTTCACTATGGGACTGGGGATGCCGCATTCTGCACGGATCACCCACCAGTCCCCCTCTGTAGCGACACCCGCCTGCGCCCGGTCAAGGGCTTGGGCAAGCATCAGCATCTTTTCGGCCATCGCCTGTTCAAGTTCGCTGTCCATGTGGTTCACTTTTAGGTTAAACTGGAGCGACTATATCACGTTTAACCAGAAATTACAAAAAATTTTTCTAAATCGTGATTTTTAGTGTAACATCGTGTTAACTCAACAACAGGAGCTTTATGACCCTAACCGAATTTTTCAAGGATAAACCGCGAGGCACGCAGCGGGATCTGGCCCTCAAGCTAGGCATCTCCAAAACGTGGCTATCACTGGTAAACAAGGGGCGCAAACTGCCTAGCCCCGAACTGGCAAGAGCAATCGAAATCCACACAGGCAGGAAAGTGAAGAGGGTTGAATTACGGCCCGATATTTTTGGAAAGACAGCGAAAAATGCATTACTACCAACA